TAAGTTTCCCTTCAATCAACGTCTCCAGAATCTGATCTCGTTCCCACTTCTGAACAGTGCGAAACCGTCTGGCAACCTCAGACAGAGAACGTCCATTGCTTCCAGCATGTCGGATGTAGTCAAGGATCTTTCCAGTGTACCCTTCATCGAGTTTACCAGTCCCAGCAGCAAAGTGCCGCAGCACCAGTTCAATCTGATCCTGAATCAAAGCCCAGCATTGTTGAAGGATGTTCAAAGGCATCTCCCTGAGTCCAGCAGCGGTTGCTGTAACCAAAGCCAACTTCTGGGCATTCAAGGGACCACGGACCCACATTTGATAATAAGGAATCTGTTCCACCTGTTTCTGATAAGTTTCCAGAGAGATTTCCTTCCAGAACTCTTCAGTATCCTTGGCAAAGGGCAGCACAGCAGGTCGGACATTCAGAGAAGCAATCGCCTGCTGACTGTTCACATTTGTGCTTCGTTCTCTCAGCTCAGTGAGTAGCCGAACAAACCGATCAGGAACAGCAGAGGAATCATCAGGATGAAAGTTGATTTCTGGAGCATGAGTGTGTGCCTCAAAAGGCAGCAAGCGATTCAGCAGGCCAGACTCCACATGCTCCTTTTCCAGTAGTTTGTAAAAACTGGTTGGTGTGGTCGTGCCGTAGAGGGAAAGGCAAGGCTGTTCAATCTGAAACCGTGGGTTTTCTTTCTCAGAGGCATATTCCTTTGATCGATACGCACGATTGGCAGAGGAGTAGAACTCCATCAGCACCTTCGAGATCTTGGCAACATGGCTTTGTGTGTGAGCACCCAGAATCCCTTTTAGGATCTCACCAATTTCATCCATCATCACGAAAGAGGTTGGTTCTCGGAGAGTAGCCTTGATCAGTGCCGTTTCAGAAGTGAAGTCATTGCCCGTGATGAGAGACTCTAGGTTTGCAGACAACAGGATTCGATCCAGGCACTTGAGGATATGATCCTTGCCACTTCCGGTTTCTCCCAGGCCCAGCACATAGAGGTTTGTCCGCGCATCAGTTGCGGAGGCAACTCTCTGACCCAGCACAGACCCCAGTAAGGCAAGGCTTCCGCCCAACGCTAGGATTGGTTGAGGACGGTCTGCCGTGAGGCAGATCCAATCAGCAAGTTCTCCGACAAGTCCAGGGAATTGATAGAGACGCAGATTGACTTCTGGAAGATCCTGCTGAACTTCCGGTTCCGGTTCCTGAACTTCGACCTGTCTGCGTTGCAGAATTTTTTCAATGCTTTCCTTGGTGGCCTTGTGTGATTCCGGTTCAAAGGGATCACCATATCCATCAAGGGCATCACCAAAGAATGCTTCCAGTTGCTGGTAGCTCAGATTTTCACAATGGTTGTGAAAGCAATGAAATCCATGTCGTCCAGACCCATCAAGATTGACATGAACATTGGCAGTGTTTGCATTGGGATTAGAATGCTGTGCTGCATTGGGACAGATCACCTCCAGGCGGTCTCCGTACTCTGCGACAACCTCTCCACGGTCTCTGAAGAAATCACCCCAGCGCACAGATCCATAGACATACTGTGATTTCTTGGGGAATCGGTTGGGAGATCCCTTGGGTCTTCCTCGTTTTGCTTCCTGAGTAGGCGGGAAGAGTTCCAGCAATTCATCCGGCTGGATTTGATAGATGTTGAAAAAGGAACCGGAGATGAGCTGATAGGGCATTCCAGAAGGATGGATGCTTGGAGGAATAACAACCTGTGCGCCATTGGATCGAACTTCTCCTGACTTCTGTCCGTTCATCTGCCAGATGTAGGTCTTGGTTTGTTCAGGGCACAGCATCCAGATGTGCAACCCTTTTCCGGTTTTGACCACAGGAGTTTGTTCAAGGATCTTTTGCGCCAGAGGTTGTGATTTCCATGCCTCCACATTGGCATCGATGTCTCCGCAGATCACCCCATGACTGGATGATCCACAGATCCCCCCAATGTTACATTTGGATCGACCTCGGAATCGGTTCAGAGTCTCTTCCAGGGATGCAAACGGCAAGGAGTTCCATTTTTCAATCACAGGTTCCTTCCCCTTGCTTTTCAAGGGCATCACATTGATCTGTGCCCTATGATACTCCTCAATGACCTTACGCAGAGATTCGGGCACGTTTTGACTCATCTTCAGTCTCAAAAATTTTGTCCACAATGCTGAAGTATTTCCCATTCTTGCGGACAATCAGAAAAGCAGGATGCTGAAAGGGAGAAATCTTCTGGTTATACATTTCATGCCAGGCCACCGAGTTGGTGCCGTTTGTCAGACCATGCTTGATCATGTCTGTCCAACCTTTCACAGTGATCTTATCAAACCGTTTGTGTTTCAAGAGCCAGGATTCACAGATTTTGGTTGCCCCATACTTAGGACTGACAAAAGGCAGGAACTCCTCAATCTTTTTTGAGAAGAGACCCCCAAGGTTGGAGTCTTTGCAGAAGTAGGTGACACGCAGGACAGGATACTCTGACTTCAATGCCTTGTGATAAGTCCAATCCCAGGATTTGACTTCCAGAGTTTCGACTGGAATCTTCAACGGATCTCGACCTGCTGCGTCAACGGTTGCTCCTTTGCGTTCAGGTGGATCAAACTCAAATCCACACTCTGGGCATTCCAGCAATGCGGCATGGCAGAAGAACTCGCATTGCGGACAAGTCTTTCCTGGTGCAGTTCCATCCCCTTTTGACTGTTTTTCTCGGTGCCCTCGGATCTCAGGAATCGTCCCATGTCTTTCCAGATTTCCTCCGAAATCCAACAGCAGGCAATTCTGCTTGTCTTCACAGATCCGCATACCTCGGCCTGCCATCTGGACAAAAAGTCCAGCCGACTGGGTAGCCCGTAGAATGGCAACAAGATCTATGTGTGGAGCATCAAATCCTTCTGTCAGCACAGAGCAATTGACCAGGCATTCCAATTGTCCGTTCTTGAACAACTCGATGGCACGGTCACGTTCTGACTTCGGTTGCTGTGAATGCACAACTGCTGTCTGAATACCTCGACGCAGTAGTTCCTTGCAGACCAGCTCGGCATGAGCAATCCCACAGCAAAAGACTACCCAGTGCCTGCGATCTCCTGCCTTCTCCACCATCGAGGCACAGTGTGTTGGAACCAGAGGGACAAAACGATCCTCCAGCTCTCCTGCCACATATTCCCTGTTTTGTATTCGGACCCCTGTCAGATCCGGTTGATCCTGTTTGGCATAGGAAACCAGATCTGAAAGAAATCCTTCTTCAACCAATTTGCGGATAGGTGCTTCATAGATCAGTTTCTCAAAGAATCGGTCCTTGCCATAGACCTTGCCAGACTGCAGGCGGAACGGAGTGGCAGAGAGTCCAATCACAGGGACTCCATGCCCTCTCTCCTGCATACATCGCAGATCCTGCTCTTCAAGAAAACGATGGTATAGTCCTTTTTCCTTTGCCGGAATTCGGTGACACTCATCGACAATAATCAGCGAAAAACGATGAGGAATCTGGTCCGACTTCCCACTGATCGACTGTATGGAGGCACTGATGACCGAATGATGCAGTTCCTTCTTTCGGAGTCCTGCACAGTATCTCCCCACAGAAGGAAGGAATCGGGAAAGAGTCTGAGCATTCTGCTCCACCAGTTCCTTGGTGTGGGTCAGCACACAGACCCGCACATGCTCTCCAAAAGTGCAGGCCCATTGGCTCAGTTCTGCCAGGACTACACTCTTGCCTGAACCTGTGGGCAACACGATCACCCCACGTTCCTTATTCTTGAGTGCATCCTGTGCGGCTTCCACGGCTTCCTTTTGATACCATCGGAGATCCATCACCACGGAACGTCTTCCTCAACAACAGTTTCTTTCTTGTCAAATTTGCGTTTTCCAATGGTAGGCTGATCCCGGTCAAAGTCTGATTCAGGACCCCATGCCTTGATTTTGTTGGAGGGTCCCCACTCCTCATCCCCTTGTTCAATAATCACAGTGATGGTCAGAGGGATGTTATGCAGCTCTTCGGTATCATCAAACCTTGGCTTGCCAACAGCCTTTGCTGTGTATCCAAGATCTTGTTTGCCGATCTCAACAGCCTTTTCAGATTTATTTTTCAGGTTGTAGTTGTGCCAAACCCTACGACCCTTGGCAGGATTCAACATTTCAAAAGTCATGGAGAGCATGGTTCCACCTGATCGAGTTGCCTTGATCTCAGATTCAATGATCTCCGCGAGGTACTTGCCAGGTTCCAGTAAATTTCTTGAAGGAGTTTCAAATTCGTCTGCATTAAAATTTAGTCGTGCCATAGGGAATCTCTCATGGAACTGTTTTTCAGGAATGTAGTCGGTGCCATCCCACCAATGCCAACCATCAATGGGACACCAGACCGTCTTTAAACGTGGTCTATCCACGCAACCATTGAATAAAAGGTTGAAATGTTTCCGCAGTAGGATTTGCGGCAACCACCCCCTGCATCTCAGTGCATCGGGTTTTGCTGATCTCCATCAGGACCTTGCCATTCTGGTTATTGAAATTGCAGACGAGGTCAAACTCATATTCGACTCCCTCCCGTTGCTCTGGTGCGAGTCCTATTTTCTGCATCTTCAGCTTCCCACGATCATCTTGACTGGTTTCATAGGCAGTCTTGCTTCTCATGGTGCAGATGACATGGAAAGGAGCACGGACAATGACACCCAACTCTTGTTGGTGCATCGCATTGCCTTCCTTCCATGCCTTCATCGAATTTCCCTTGTATCGGGAATCGGTCAGCACATCGACCTGTTCCAGAATCCCGTTAGGACCTTTCCAGAAATGGGTCAGACTATCGACAACCAGGACGGGGTATCCTGCATCTCTTGCAGCACCAAAAACTGCAAAGAAATTTGCAGGTTTGAAGTCGTCCACCTCCACAACATCAAAGACAAACTGATCACTGTACTTGGCTGCCGAACCTGCTTCGGTATCAAGAACAGCAAAAGGTTTCCCCTCTGCCAACTCGGTTGCCAACATCAAAGAACTCCAGGTTTTGCCAGACCCTGAAGTGCCTGTCAGAGCAATCCGTGCTCTGGCTTCTTTCTTTGTCGCTTTTTGGAACATGCGTCCTCATTTGTTTGATGGGTTTCAAAACTAGAATGTCGGTTGTAGGTCCTGCGCCAGTGAACCATCTTGTGGCACCCAGTGCAGAGAGTCTGCAGGTTCTCAGGGTCATCACTGCCTCCATGCTGAACCTCCAGAACATGATGGATCTCCAGAGTGTCTGGCAGCACCAGATCCTCTTTCATGCTGAGACACATCTCGCAGTAGTCTTTGCAGAAACGATTGCGGAGCTCCGCCTGACCCTTGCGTGACTTCTTCTCCTTCGGTTTGCCTTCCCACTTGATGAATCTCCTGCATTTCCCACAGGTCACTTTGCAGTAGTGCCCACCAGGATGAGGTCCGTAGTCACGAATCATTTCCTCATGGTCACAGGGAACAATCCGAAATCTCTCAAAATCAATTAACTTCTTAGACATCCATTTCTCCTTAAAACAGAGACCAGCACCTTCTCAATAAGTCCGAGTATCGATCATCAGTTTGGACTGCAGAACCTCTGGAAATCTCCATGTCAGTAACAGATTTCCTGCGCATGACAGCACGATGCTGGAGAGACCTGATAGCGTGGATGCGTCTCTCGATTTGCAGTCTTTTGACTGGTCTCTACCAGACCCACAGGATGGGCCTGATGCAGATCAGCGGGTTTGGAGGTGCTGAGATCGTAGGGGTGGAAAAAAGACAAAAGCCCCCATATTGATTAGGTGGTACATGAATGTAGCGGAATTTGTTTAGGGAGGACTCCGCTCACCACTTTGCCCAGCACCGTTAAATTTCTAATTCAATCAGTTCCTCCTCATCTTCATTGATCGTAGAACCCACTGCCCAAATCGGGTGCAGGTACCGAGTGATCGTCTTACCCTTCTTCAGATAGGCCCAGATCTCCTTGGCATATGCCGTGTCTGGAGGACAATCTCGGACCTGAATCGATGAGTCGTCCCATTTTTTCTGCAGCTCAACCTGGTTGGTCTGTTCCTTTTCCAGTTCAGCAATCTTCTCCTGCCGTTTGGCAACCTGATACCCACCACGGCAGGCGGAACTGCAGAACTTTGCCATCGACTTCCGAGTTCTGGGTTTGAACTCCCCTTTGCAGTGCAGACACTTTTTAGGTCGAATCGGAGAATTCTGGGTTGCCTTCCGTCCCCTCTCTCTCTGGGTATCCGAATTACAACTTGCGGAACAGTAAACGTGGCGGGAGTGCTTCTGCTCAAAATGAAAATTGCAGGACTTGCACTTCACAACTTTCTTTTTCGGTTCCCCTCTTACTTTCCAATTATTCCACTGCGCTCTCTGCCTTCTCGCATCCTCAAAACAATCGGGAGAGCAGTATTTCTGATGAGTGTTAATCTTCGTGTATTCCTCCCCACAATGCAGACAGGCCACAATCTGGGGAGGCTTCTTAGGGTTCAATTCCCAGCATTTTCTTCCGCAGAATCGATGACTCAGAGTCTTGGGTTTGAACATCTCCCCGCAGGTTTCGCAGGGCTTTGAGGGTCGGTCTTTTTGATACAGACCGAGTCGTGCCCTATTCAACTTCGACTGATAGGAGCATTCCGAGCTGCAAGTTATTGAGCGAGGACTCCCGTAAAATTCCTTCTTGCAGACGACACAATTCTTAGGTGGATATTTTCTCTTCCTCCTCTTGCGCCATTGAACACTGCACTCTTTGCTGCAGGTCTTGGCCTTCCGGTCTGCCTCAAAGACGTTCTTGCAAACAACACAGGTCTTGGGTGCGACTGCACGGTACTTCAGTTTTTCCTGCTCTAGTTTGTATTCTCTGCTGCAGATATCCCCGCAGGTTTTCTGTCGTGCCACCAAGGGGATGTACTTGAGTCCGCACATCAAACAAATCCGAGGGTCCTTCCAATGACTCACTCTTTCTTCTCCTTCCGATCTTCATCCCATTCCCAAAATCCGCAGGAGTGCAGGGGTGCTTCATCTGCTCCAGTGACCCCACACATCCCCCAGATATAGGAAGAGGGAATGCGGAGCCCCGCAGTCCGGTAGTGCCGACAGTTGCGACACAACCTATTCCCAGTATGCGGATAACTCATCGAATCCTTTCGCATGCACGGCACTTGGATCTGCCAGGATTCCAATATGGTTTCCTGTTGGGCTTGTAGGTCTCGCACCGACTGCAGAACAGGAGAGCAGGTTTGGCGTCCATCTTCTCCAGTCTCTCCCGCAGTCTTTCACTCAATGGTCGCCTGGTAGTCCCAATTCCAATCAGTTCCATGATCCCTCCAATGGATTTTCTCACTCATTGACAAATCGACAGGGCGGAGATCCCTGCAATCCCTGCTGTGATCTGCTGGACGGAACAGACCACACGCAGGACACTGGTAGACTGCAGTGTAGGACTGCCGGATCTCCTTAGACCTTTCTTCTGCACGACGCACAGATACCCAGTACGCTCGACCCATCCGTGCAGTCTCTGCCTTGAATGCTTCAAATCGATCATTCAGTTTTTCTTCTGTCGTAGTTTCCATTTGAGTGTGATCCATTGAAGACGCACCCACCAATAGGCACGACGTAGAAGTAACTGCTGGGAGGGACGGAGGATTCTGGACTTGCGGTGCTGAATCTCTAAATCAAAGAGGTATTCGACTCTGGACATCATCACTCTCCATGTATTGGGTTGGCTCATCCAATGGGATGCAGATGAAATGAGAAAAACCGCTTTCATCTCACTTCAGAGAACTCTGTCAATGAGTCCAATGTTCTGCACCCCAGTGGAAGCCCAGTTTTTGCCTGCAGGATGTGACCACGGACAGTCGGCAGGCACGGCACTGGGAAGCCGGTGAGGGTTTAGTTGTTTTGTTTTGCCCAATCTCGACCTGCGGCCCAGCATGGGTAGAGATTTTCTTTGTGATAAACTTTCCAATGCGGACACATTTCTTTTAAGCGTTCCCAGTGAATGCCTCGCCAAATCGTAGTTTCAACGCCACTACCTCTGAACGTCTTCCATTTCTTCAGCCTTTCGCCTTTAGGCCCATCCAATAGTTTCAGTGTGTTGTCATACTGGGATTGTTTGCGTGGGCATTTAAATTTCCTCATGCGTCCTCTTTGTGGTTAGTCCGCCAGTTCTGACATCTGGCGGATCTGTTTTGAAATACGGGACTCCTCCAACTTGCGGAGAGTCCGAACGGCAGCAACCTCTTGGTCTGCTGCCACCTGTTTGGAGATGACTCTCATCATCTCTTTGATCTCACGGAGATCAGATTTAATCTCATCAAGTTCAATTTCGGTCATTCAGTAATCCTGTCACTTCAGTTACTGCAGACTTACTCCAGAGGATGGGACCTCTCGGGGTGAACTGCTTGCTGGTTTTGGTTTGTTTCGACTGATGCAGCTTCCGCAACTTGTCGATTGAAATTCCTGTCGCTTGCGAAAGTTCGTTTGTTGTGATGAGGTTCATATTTTGCTTAGTTAGCAGTTAACAGATAATCTGTTCTTCAGATAATAATCTGAATAAATCTGCAAAGTCAACAATTTTTGGAGATAAAAATTTGAAAGACGGATACTTGCCAGTATCTATCGGTTCTTTAATGCGGGAAAAACGCAGAGAATTGGGGATATCTCAAAAAGAGATGGCTCAAGAACTGAAGATCAATCAATCAGGAGTTTCAGATATTGAGACAGGTAAAAGGAAGATCGATCTGGATAAACTAGGTGTGATTATTTCTAAACTAGATATTTATCTGGAGGATTGGAGGAATATTTTAGAACCAAGGCAGGATGCCACAGATCGCTTGGAGCAGAAGGAGGTCTCTGGGATTTTGTCGGAATATCGAGAGATTCCAGAATACAACGTCCGTGTCTCAGCAGGGCATGGAGAATACCAGGGGATTGAAGTGATCAAGCGCAAACTGCAGGTTCCACAACTATGGTTGCCAGAGAATGGGGATATTGGATTAGTGCGAGTAGAGGGAGATAGTATGTTCCCCACAATCAACAATGGAGATTACGTTGCCGTTGAGTTTGGTAGCGGATACACAGCAGATGGGTTGTATCTGATCCGAGTCGATGACACGGCATTTGTAAAAAGATTACAAAGACAGTTTGGATCAATACGGATCATTTCAGACAATCCTCAATATGAGGAGATGAAGATCAGCCCAGATGATGGGAATGAATTCTCATTGATTGGTCGAGTCACATTGATCGTTCGGAAAACATGATCCGCAAAGATATAGTCTACGACAGAGCCAACCGTGTTTTTACTGCGAATTTTCGACTAGACGGAAAACGCCATAGACCGACCCTGATCAGTAAGGATGACTACGACCAGCTCACCGAGGAAGAAAGGGAGCAGGTAGTTGGTACTCTTTGGCGCAAAGCAAAGGATCGATTTGACCGACTCGTTGAAGAGCAGGAACGGCATGGTCAGTACCTGGAACCGCTGCTGGAGGAGTGGCTTGCCTCGGTTGCCTCTGCACGAGACTCCAAGACCGTGGATCACTACCGACTGGATGTGCAAAGATTCCTGCATGTTGCCCCACCGAGAACAGGACAACTCTCCTCCAGAGTTCAAGAAGCCTTCTACGATCACCTCCGCAGTCTCGGCTTGTCGGATTCCTCCATCAATTCTGCAGTGCGATCGGTTCGGGTATTCGTCAAGTGGTTGGCAGAACGTGAACTGTTGAAGCATCCGGTCACGCTCAAGGCACTGAGAACCGTGAAGAAGAGACCACAGTTCTACAGTGCAGAAGAGATCAATCGGATGCTGGAATACTGCAGGGAGACCCCAGGCAGGAGATATACATTATTATATAGGTGTATCTGGATACTCTCGCAGACAGGCATGAGGGGAGGGGAACTGTTGAACCTGAAGTGGTCGGAAGTGGAACAGAAGAGGATTAAGATTGTCAGCACGGACACTTGGCAGGTGAAGTCCAGACGAGATGCCTGGGTGCCCGTGTCGCCAAAATTACAGCAAGAATGGAATCAGTGGGAGAAAACAGGAGAGACCTGGGTGCTGGATAGAGGAGATGGCAAGAGGTACTGGGCACATCTCAATGAGTTGACTGCCAGCATGAGATTTGTTCAAACCAAGTGCGACTGCAGAGGTCCGAAACCTCTACACGGATTCAGGGCGGGAGTCGCAACGGAATTATTACGTCAGGGAGCGAGTCCGGTGCATGTCCAACGGTTGCTCCGTCATGAGGATCTGAGTACGACGATGGGCTACTTAGATCCAGATGCTCTGGAGATCGAAAATTTGGTGAGAAACCTATGATCTCCAAAGGGAGTTATCGACAAATCGAAAATCCCCGCCAGGCGTGCGCCCACCAGGACTTGAACCTGGAACCTACTGATTAGAAGTCATATAGGAAGTGTGATTTCTTCTATAATATCAGTGGCTTGCAGGATTGAGAATGGTCAGTAAAGACAAGGTTGCTAGTCCAGAAGTCCACTGGAAATCCTTCCGCCAAGACCTCCAACAAACATATTTCGACGGGCATTTTCTTGTGCCATCAAGTCCCTCAATGCAGCATAGTTTTGCAGGTCGTTCAGACTCTGACCAACGGCAGCAGATCCCTGTCCAGACAATCGAGGACCTAGTTGCTCCGACATCTGTCTCATCTCTCTGCGTCTCAGCAGATCATCTGCAAAGGTTGCCCCTCTTGCCAAGAGATCCAGTTTGTTCCCTTGCATGGCACTGCTGAACTCATTGGGAGTTAGTCCGCCTAGTTCATCCTGATTTGCCAGACGTTCTGCCGTTCGACTGTTCCCTAACACATACCCTGAAGTCTCACTCATCGTGCGTTCTGCATCCATCTCTCTTTGGAACTGCTGGAACTGTTCTGGTGAGTCAAACAGAATCTCCATCCTCTTCTGCATGTTCGGAGAGGACCAGTCTCTCGTTCGGTCACCTGCTGCAGCTTTGACCTCATTCATCTGATCCTTCATCCGTTGAACAAATCCAGAACGGAGGGCATTCATCTCTGCTGGGGTTCGGTCTCGCACCAAATCCTCCAGTTGCTCTGGAGGCATTCTTGGAACTTCCTTGTATCCCTGAAGATTTAGTTCCTGCATGTTGCGAGTATCAAAACCTTCTCGCCTTAATTCTTGATATGTTGGATTTTCCCTGCTTGCTGCCTGCATCATCTCATCATAGTTTCTACTGAGAGATCGACGATTTGCACCTGAAACATACCCAGACTCTACGGGGTTCTTGTCCATTAAATAGGACACACCTTGTCTAGTGTCTTCAATATTGCGGACAGTATAAGGTCCAGGTCGAACCGTATTCCCTTGCCGAATGGGTCCAGATGTAGGTTCTCCAGTATACTGGTAATTCCTTTGTATCAGATCATGCTGTTGAGCAAACCTAGGATCTCTCTCATAAATCTGCTGGTACGTTGGGTCCTGCATCAAATTGTTTTGGATGGCCTGGTAGCGAGGACTCAGTTCTGCTCTGCGTTCTGCCATCTGAGTTGCAAACCGTTCAGGGTCTGTCCCTTCTGCCAGGTTCCTTTGCAGGGTGTCGAGCAAACGTTCTCGTTGTCCAGCCTGTCGAGTGTAGAGCATGTCACTGATCTGCTGAGATGCTGGTCCTGGAGTTGATACCAGTGCATCCGTGGTTTTTCTCAGATTCCGACCTGCTAGGTCAGGCATGGCAACCTCTGCACCTCGTTGTGCTGCCTCAAACTCACCGAGTCTCTGTCTAGCAGCGTTCACGGCAGCAGCACCTCTCATTCCTGTGTCGTCTTCAATACTGGTCAGCAATTTGCGGAGAGCACGGTTGTTGGGATCATAATCATTGGTTGCAGATGGAGGTCCGATTGGCGTATTGCCTCCTGAACCGGAAAACAATCTCTGCAGTCCTGCACGACCCAGATCCACTGCAGGGGTGATGGTTCCACCTGTGGCAGCACCAACGGCAGCACCAATTCCTACATTCTGATCCGCACCTGCAGCAGTCAAAGCACCTGCACCTGCACCTGATGCAGCACCAGAAGTTGCAGACCTGGCAACATTACGGATGGGTTGTCCGGTAGTTGGTTGGAGCATTTGAGGCAACTGCATTCCTAACCGTGCTGCGGCAGCACCTTCTGCGGCACCTCCTATGATCCCACCTCCGACATTCATCAGTGTTGTTGCTGTAGGATCGATGTTCTGAAAGGTCTGTCGTTCTTCGTTGATCTGGTTCTTTGCTTCGTCGTAGGTTTCGTCTGTGACCAGGGTGCGGAAAAAGGCTTCCACCTCATCACCCCACTCATACATCACCCCACCTGCAATCTCTCTGGCAACGGCACCAGCAAACTGAGGACTGAACTTGTCACCGAGTGCTTTCTGGTATCCTGCCTTCTTGCCTTGTTTGTTGATTAGGTAGCGAACGGCATCCTCAAAACTATCTCGACTGTACCCTTTCCGACGCAGGTACTCGTTGATGTTTTCTTCCGAAACATTTCTAGCCCGTGCATCAGAGACTTTGACTAGGATCTCCTGCAGTTTGGTCATAGGTCACTCACTGAAGTAAAATATCATCAGGGTCATTGCTTACTTGTGGGAGTGCCCCCTGGATTCGGGCTTGTTCCGCAATTTTTAACTGTGCTTCCTGCACCTTCAATGCTCTCATCTGCCGTTTGCGTTCCTTGGCTTCCGGTCCCTCTCCAGGTGTTGGGAAGTATTGCTGTCGGTATGATTCATATTCTGATTGGGCAATGGCAGCACCAGATGCAGCTCGCAATACATTTTCAATCCAACGATCCTGGGCATCGATTTTCATTCGATACTCATCTGACTGGAATCGTCGGAATGGCATTGCTTCGTCAAAACTGAAGGTGTCCATTGGTTCATCATAGTTGTTACTGAGGATCTCCTGTTCAAATCCTGCCAAGACATTCCCCCTTGCCCGTTGTTGCTGCTCCGTCAGATTCGGTTTGGCAGGTACAACACTACTCTGGTTCTTCAGTTGGGCCTGCTGTTGTGCCAGTGCTGGGAACTTCTCCACATAGTAGTCTGGGATGGTTGGATAGGTCTTGAACCGTTCTGTCTGTTGTTTCTGTGGATTCCACTGAGTGGTTTCATCAGAAGGTTCTAGGAACAATCTCTGGAATGCCATCTGAACCTTGGGATCATTGGCTTGTTCTGCCGTAGCATTGATGAGGATGTCCTCATCTCGTTCTGCCTGGCTTCCTCTGGGTTTGTCCTCTGGTTTCTGAGGTTCTTCAAACTTACTGATCGCAGAGATCAAATCCTTGGACTCATAGGCCCCATAGGTCTCAGCAGGTTGCCCTGTGTAGCTTGCCAATTTCTCCCGCAGATTCTGAGTCTCCTGCATCTCGGCAGTGGGGAAGAACTGATGATATTCCGACTGCAGCATTTCGGGACTCATTCCCATCAACTGCTTTCGACGCTCTACTCTTTGCGTTTGGTTGAGGTCGGATTGCTTGCCAAGAATCTGACTGACCTGGCTTTCCTTTAGTTGTCCAGCCAGTCGTCTGGCCTCTGCCTTCTCCGTCATTGTTGCATTCATCGAGTTGGCACGACTGATGGCGTCAGTGGTCAAGGCTCTGAGATACATGATGTGATATTCTTCTTTTCGGGCATCACGTTCGTCCTCAATCCGTTGCCTCTCCTCATCACTCAACCGTTTCTTCGTCCCACCATACCCCTGAATGTATCCACCGAGACCCCTGGCAAGTGCAGATCCCAGAGTCACATCATTTGGGTTGGTGGAATACTGAGGTGCGGATAGTAGTCCGAGTCCAGCCTGCAAAAGTCCCATCCTCATCGGATCGTCGTAGAATGATCCACCCTCGGCAGGTTCCTCGGTGTCCAGCAGACCTTGTGCTGGTGAGGAGGTTTGGGATACTGCAGGAACACGAAAATCAAAACTGTTCTTGTTAGTTGGAGGATTTGCAGGTCCCTGTGCCTGCTGTGGAGGTCCTGCCATCTGTCGAGATTGAACTACAGGAGAAGGAGCAGACTCTTGGATAACTTCAATGGGGTCAGGTGTCAGTGGGAGCATAGGGGTTCTTGCCTGGCCCATTTGCTCTAAAGACCGAATCTGGTCAGACTGCATTCCTGATCCAATCAAATCCATTGCCGTTCTGGGTGCAGGGAAACTTGCTGCAATAGGGTCAGGAGTATAAACATTCCCCCTTGCTGCCCTCAACAAATACAGACGACGGGCTTCCTCATCTCGTAGTTGCCGCAGAAATTCCTCTGTTGCCTGTTCGTTCGGATTCAAGTAGGCCATCAGACTCTCCTATAGTCGTACTCGGTCACCGTGTCGTAGAGATCTGCCGTGTTGTCTACAGCAGAGTTCAGAAATTCCTTAACATCCTGGCGATCAATATCATCTAATAGTCCAAACATCTTTTTCTCCTATCAATCTAGACCAAATCCAGAGTTAAGCCCCAGAGTAGGAGCATTATTGTACTGAATCGGGGCATCTCCAAAATCTCTGAGTAAACTGTAGGTTGACAACCCTGCACCGAGTCCCTGGAGAAGAGGATTCTGACCATAGAGAGGACTGCTGGTAGTGACCACACTGTTCGTCGCAGGAGAGATTGCTGTATTCCTCAAATTGATCATATCCATTGGATACCCAAGTTCTCTTTGGAACTCGTTGTAAATGAAGTCGAGATCCTGCTGGTTTCGGTTATCCTGCCCTGCTGCTGCTGCCAGGATGTCGGCAATTCGTTGTCGTTCATCTGCAGTTCCAGCCTGTGCCAGTTGTCCAAGTGCCTGTCCTCCTTGGAGGTTCAGCGCACCTGCTCCTCGGTTGGCAGTCTCTGTAAACTGGGCCTCATTGCTTGCAAGGTTTCTTCGTTGATTTAGGTCACTGGCATCGAGCCTCATTGCATCACCCAGCAGTCCTGCATTATATCCCATTGCTGATCGATCTCCTGCGGCATTCAGGCCGAGGGCAGACTGGTAGAGTCCTGCATTTGCCCCAAGTGCTGCCAGTGCACCTTGAGACTGCAGTCCCTGTGCAGCAAGACCACCTTGAGATCGTAGACCTTGAGCTGCGAGTGCTCCTTGTGACTGCAACCCTCGGACATCCTGTGCATCTTTTGCAGTCAACCCTTGAGCTGCGAGATTCCCTTGAGACTGCAGACCCCTGGTTTGTTGTAAATCCTGAGCAGTTAGACCTAACCTCTGCAGGTTTTCTTGCTGTGCTCGGTTCGCAGCACTCTCAAATCCTTGTTGTCTCAATTGTCCGGTTGCGGCTGCTACCCGATCCAAGTAGTTCCGATTGTTTTCGGCTTCCAGCAGTGCCTGCCGTGATCCACCAAATGCTCCAGCCTTTGCGGCTTGACCACCAATCTGGTTCTGGGTCATCTGCCGCGCACGGTTCAGATCTGTGATGGTCTGGTTGACCACCTGGTCTTGGTACGGGTTAATGCTCTGATTGACCAGATTCTGAAAATTCTGGTTATAATTTTGGGGTCCTGTCAATCCTGCGTTTGCGTTGCTGTACGCGGTAGAGGTCAACCCTGAATTCACATTCCCAACTGCAGAATTAACATTTGTTTGATTTGCATTGGGATTTGCAAAGTTGGGGAGTCCAGAAGTGTAGTTGCCTGCTTGAAACACATTTGGATCAGTTGCCGATCCGAGTCCCTGCTGGTAATTTCCTGCCTGACCACCCAACCCACCTTCCCCCATTGTTCCTTGGAATCCAGAGGTGTAGTTAGCAGCAGACCCCACTGCTTGATTGGCAGCAGCAAACGGGTCAGTCCCGCCTGGGCCAAAGCGTTGATCGTAGCGACCTGAGAGAATCCCTTCACCTCGGAGGGTATTCTCTCCAGGTGCGGCAAAACGTTGACGGTCGTAGGCTTGGAAGGGGGTAAGCATGTCACCAAAGGGCACGGCATCCTCCTCCTCACCGTCTTCGGTTCCAGCAGTTGCCTGACTAGATGCTGCCTGCTGTGCGTTTTTCAAAGCACTCTGAGAAGCAACCAGTTGGTTATAAAGATCCTCATTAAATTCCCCGCTGGGTGACTCAGCGAGGTCATGCAGTTCCAGATCCGTGTAGATTTTTGTTGGATCATAATCCCGCCCGTATCCAATATAGACAGGATTCCCTGATGGAGGAGTGACCGCAACAGGATTTTCCAGCAGTTGGGTTTGTTCTTCCAGAACCTTGGAGTTTTGCCTTCCACCTCCTCGGCTGGAGGTGCGCCCAGTCTGCAGATTGTCTGGCACCGAGACCTGTCCGTAATCCACCCCAAGAGGTCCCGTATATCCTCGAATCCCAGAATAATCCTGATCCAGAGTGGTGGGACGATAGTTGGGATTCATCGTGAACTGCGACCCAATATTCATCGTGTTTTGGGCATAGGGGATCGCCCAATCCGGTAGGTTCTGTTGAGTCGTCGTTTGATTCCCTGACCGAGAACCCCCTTGACCCAGCAATGTCGTCAATACACCAACGCCTATTGCTGCTCCTGTGCCAACATCAAGTGCTGTCGATCTCCCTGAATTTGTTCGGGTCGCATTGGGATTCAGCCCATACTGCCCAACCTGACTGCCCGTATTTTTTTTGTTCTGTGGAATCATCTCAGTCCTATAATGCTGTCGTCGTTAAATTACCTGAGTTGTCCGTTGTAACTTCGTAACGGGTCCCATTGGGTGACTGAAGGATCAATCGTTGTCGTCCGGTTTCGGTGCCAGTGCTGTCGTAGTTTCTCAGCACTTCGAGGTCCTCGTCCTTGCTGTATCTTTTGCGAAATTCTGCAGAGATCGTTCGGAATGCCGAGGAGAGGAGAGAGGCACGGTATTCTGCAGTCGGGAGCGGAAGGTAACTCATCTGCGACCTCCAGTGTGGACCTCAAAGCGGGTGTTCCCCACGGTCCAGTCTGCAGCTAGGTTTCCTGTGACCTTGTACCGCATCTGCCTGCCCTGCAGTCTCACATCGATCTCCCCATCGGATTCTAAGGGATAGTTCCCAGATTCGATCTCTACGGCATCCCCAGAGATACTGGTAAAGAATTTGTAATTCACCGTACCTGCCGACTGCTGGTTGGTGTCGCTGAAGATCTTGGAGATTCGGGTGTATCTCTCGCCCTGCTGGATGTCGATGGCACCCGTTTCGGCAGTGGCAATCTCGGTCTGTTCAGGATTGGTGACTTCATGCTCATAAATTTTATTATTCGTAGGATCAACTGCCAGAGGAGAGCTGTGCACCTCGGCATCGATCCAGACGTTTCTCGCAATCCCTGAACCTGTACTGTACGAGTCATACCAGACATTATCTGCGTAGTTGTAAACGATATAGTATTCACAATTTTTCTGGGTGCCCCCAACTCTAGGACACCACCACCAAATTTCATTATATCGCTTGTTTCCAGCAGCAAACAGAAGTGCCTCCTGAGACCAGTCTACCGTCTCAATGATTCGTTGCTCAATCGGACACGGCAGTTTTTTGATATACCCATCGTAAGTCCAGACTCCCGACTGGGTGAGCCAGTAGGTCCCTTGGGGTCCTGAATAGATGGCATTCGGTGTCTGCACTCCTGCATTTGATGCCAAAATTTCCTGACCATAGACCAGGGGAGGAGACAGATAATTCAGACGATGTACGGAGCTGGTCGTGAACAGGAGCACACCTCCTTGAACCCTCTTTCCTGTGATCAAAGTCCCAGAGTCCTGCAGGGTCAGATCCCCAGCAGTGTTTGTGCTGGTGGGAGTCCACTCATCGGCAGTTTCTTGAGAACTCCACTGGATCTTGCGTTGATCATTGCCAGCACCCAGTGCTAGGACATGCCTCTCGGCAGTCACGACGGTTGCCAGGCACAGAGGTGCCGTTTCGCTGAAGGAGTTGTCCACATGAATCACCTTGGCAGCACCGCCTGCCGATTTGTCCCAGTAGATGATTCGTCCATCCCCACTGTGGACCCCCACGAGGTCCTCGCCAAAATTGTCGAGACTCCAGATTTTGGGAATGACATAGGCCACTGAACCCTGCTCTGCGTACACGGTCCCATAATCATAGTTCCCGCCATAAAGCCAGTATCCAAACCCTGGGTCGTAGGCAGTATCCCCCGTTGCCGCATAGGCATCGACCTGAGTGCCCAGACCAGAATTTTCCTCAATGGGCGTGATGTTCGTGAAGGTGCGGGTGGGACTGGTCGTGGCAGATCGAACGAACTCTGCGACATACAACTGTCCGTTTGTGCTGGCAGTGCCAGAGGTCCCGATGGTGATGTAGCCATCTCCGTCATTATCGACCCATTGATGGGCACCCCTCGCTGGAGAATCAATCGTTGCCGAACCACCTGCCAGACTTAGTTGAGTCCAACCTCCAATTGGTTTGAGCTGCCCTTGCTGAAAACGAACAAAGTTCCCCTGCAACCATCTCTGTTTGACCTGCCGAGGAGTTCCCTCAACGAACCCTGGAGGGAGTTGAACTTCTTGGAGTCGTTTAGCCAATGATTTTCTCTTTCAGTTGTTTGGCTTTGCGAACCTTGCGGTAGACTCCGACCCCTGCTGCTGCCATCGGTAATCCAATTGCAGTCAAGACCAGTTCTACCCCACCTGACTCAATCGCTGAGTTCAGCAGTTCCATGAATTCCATTAGTAACTCCAACAAGCGTATTTGTCTCTGGTATCAATATGGATAAACCTCTGATTCCATTCAGTTTTAGGAGACTGACAGACTCCAATCCCTTTGAATCCGTGTTTAATGGCAAGAGCGATAAACGGGACAACATCCTCACCAGCAATCAGACAGTCGAATGCCTGCCCTCCATTACCGTTTTTCCCGTGATGGTATCCTGGGCCGTTTGGTTTTAATCTCTCACGTGGATGGGAAGAACTTCTAAATGCAGAGGACAGTTTGATGGGTTTGCCCCACTCGTCCCGCAGTGCCTGCAGTCTGTCTAGTGCATCTTCTTCGATCTCGCACTCCCCGCTGAAGGAGCACTTCAGCTCATCACGACTAAAATTCTTTGATTCACTAACCGACATCACATCTCCTGGATTTCACCTGCACAGATTCGTGTGTAGTACATGGATCTCTCCATCCTCTCCTCGTCACTGAACCCCAGCACCTCGTCTTGGGTGTGGTGCTTTCGGAACTCATCGATGACACATCCACACCCCTGGCTTGCCATGCTGACGGCAAACAAATACGGCATTCCTTGTCTTTGGTAATCTGGCAGGATTCGCTGGACGCAACTGCTTGTCCAGGTGAAAATGAAGTGGGTTTTGTAATCAAGTTCAGTTGCCACTGCTGACGTACTGAGAAGCAACAGAGGAAGCAGGAGTTTCATCTGTTATGAATCGTTTCTTTGAGTTCCGATATTGCGACTCGCATTTCCGATAGAATCGTGTTGGTTTCACGCATTGTACTAATCAAAGCTGAGTTTGATTCTCTCATTAAAGATCGCAGTTCATCATCGTTACGGGAATCTTTGTCTAAATGGATTTTTCTCTCTTCTGCAAACCCTTTGAGCAAGTACACAATGAGATACCCTGCAAAGGCCAGAGAAGCCATCGTCCCACCTAAATCTGTCAATACTGCTACAAAGTTCTCTGGCATTGCTCGGCCTTATTAATCGTTAGGAGGTGTGGGCCACGTTATGCCCGTCAGGTTGCCGTTTTCATCTAATGCTGGTGATTGGGTTGTGATATCCCTAAGATCCTGTCTGTAGGTCTGCCACTCCGTTTGATTAGAGCCTGGGTAGTCGGGCAGCGTTCGCCAATCGGTTTCAGTCAAGAGTTGGTTACGCTCTATTCTTAGGAGTCGCATTGGTTCTGCTGCAGTAAGTTCTGCGATTTTTGCTTGGATTGCTTCTTCTGTTGGCTTTGCAATTTCTGCATTATGCCAATCAATAATCTCTCCATTTGGGCTTAACGAAAATCCGGCAGATGGGCAAAGTGAATGTATTGCATCCTTTTTTAATATCATACCATTAACTCCTGAACCAAAATGTAGCTATAAGAATCTCCATCTTCTGAAGTATAGTTGTTTATAAAGGCTGCGCCACTATTATTGTAACTGGAAAACTTAGGTGTGTAAGTCAGTGATGTTCCAGCAGTTTGATTATGGGTGTGTTCAAAAAATAATGTTGAATCGACAGTCATATATGACGTATCATTCGAAAAGCCTATTGATGTTGATAATGTTTCGTTCAAGGATGTAGTCGATTCTGTAATGTCAACCATTAAGCCACTGCTGCTGCCGTCTTTACCTGCTCCAGCTAAAAATATAAAAACAAGCATTTTAGAATTACTACTTGCAACAGTAATCTGCTGATTAAATCCGCTTACAATAGCAGGTGTGTTACTAGTAAAGATTCCAAGATATCTTGATGTCGTAGACTTACTTTGCAGTATGTGACCAGCAGGGAATACAACACCACTCCCAATCGTGCCACCAGTAATGTTACCACCACTAATGGAAACACTGTCTGCCGCTTGTGTAGCGATAGAACCAAGCCCAAGATTTGTCCGGTTGGTAGCACTGTCCACATTTGATAGTGTGATTGTCCCAGAAGACTCCGTTGCCAACGTTGTACTGTTTAGTTGTATCTCTCCTGCCATAATTACCTTACGCTAAGAGTTCCTGTTATGGTTGCCGTACCTGTCAAATTGATAGGACCGTCTAAAATCACCATTTTACCTGCTACAGTTAAAGTCCCACTGAACGTGGTGTCTCCGATATACAGTCGATTATTACCGGATGCTACGGTGATGCTGTCACTAATACTGTTTGCGTGTTCGATGTCTTGTAAGGCAGTATCTGCGGTAGCACCCTGAGCTGAGGTAGCATAATCCGTTGCTGCTGTCGTTGCTGCAGTGCCAAGACCAAGATGAGTGCTCAAAGACGTTGCGTTAATCCCCAGAGTAATCGTGCCAGATGAAGTGACTGGCGAACCACTATCTACCTCGATCCCATCTGATCCACTTACGGCAACCGAGGTGACCGTTCCACCCGTGGCAAGGGTTTGGAACTCCAGAGCAGTCGCTCCCGCATTTACTGCCAAGACCTGGTTTGCACTGCCGATTGCAGTTAGGCCCGTACCTCCATTGCCTGTCCCGAGGGTCCCTGAGACGTTGGTCAGATCATTTGTTTCTGCTGTGAGATAGCCAGCATCATTTGTCCACTGACTGATGTCGCCAGACTTGTTCGTCAGGGTGGCTGTAGAGGAGGCAGTCAGGTAGGTCTGGAGGTCTGAGATCTGCGACTCGGTGATGGAGAGCGCAGCCTGGTGCTGAGTTACGGAAGATTGGGTGATGTTTGTGTCTGGGACGTTTGCCCAGGTGACTGCAGCACTCAGATCATTTGTCTCTGCAGTCAGGTAAGATTGCAGATCACTGATCTGCGACTCGGTGATGGAGAGGGTACTGGTTGCAATGTACTCGATGTCTGTTGCCCCAGAGTTGACTGCAACCAGCTTGGACCCGTTCCCTATCAGACTGGGGAGGAGATTCGTTCTCGCAGCACTTGCTGTTGTTCCTCCGGTCCCGCCTTGAGCCACTGGCAGAGTCCCTGTCACATCAGTCCCAAGATTGACCTGATTGATCGTCAGGACCTGACCTGCGGAAAGTGTGATGTAGTCGTAACTGGTTGAGGAGGAGATTGAAATGTCGGTACTGTTATCTGTTCCTGCCGAATCGACACCCAAGGTCGTGCGGAGGGTCGATCCACTTTCAAACTGGAACTCTCCAGCCGAGGAGTTATAGACCAGCAGTGCATTGTCTGCGAGTGCTGCACTGTCCACATCTCCCAATGTGACAAGTGTTGAGCCTGGCAGATCTACGTATTTCCACTCTGAGTCAGTCGTATTGTATTGGAGGATTTGCCCATTCGTTGGCGTATCGTCGTCATCAGTGACCAGGATTCTCCCGATCTGGGCCTGCAGTCCCGTGTTGAGTTTTGCACTGGTGATGCTCCCATCTGAGATCGTTGCAGCACTCGGTGTGCTGGGGGACCACTTGGACCCTGACCAGACCAATGCCTGACCTGTGCTTGGTGCAGTGGTTGAGGTATCAACATCACTCAGATCATCGACGCTAGTAGGGATTGAGACCGTTGCTGCAGCCCAACTCTCCCCATTGAATCGGAGGAAATCATTTGTGCTGGGGGTTGTGTTGAGAACATTCCCCAACCCTTCCAGATCCGGTGTCTGAATTGAGACCGTGAGGGTCTGCAGTTGAGAATCGATCTCATCAAAATTACTGTTGATGTAGGTTCCCCAGAGATCGACTGCTTGACCAACTGTCGGTTTTTTCAGAGCAAAATTGGTGGTTGTCGTGAAGTCTGACATTAGCTACATCCTGATAGATCTACATCGTCAATCGTGATCTTCTCCTGGGTGCTTACTTCAGTCACCGTGTTCGTCTTCACGACCTTGACGAATTCAATTACTCCAGAATATTCATTATTCACATAATTCAATCCAAGGCTGGAACCCGTCAGATCCCCCATAATTGCGTGGTTTCCATCTAGGAACTGATGATATGTCCCTTCTGCACCAAAATTCAGAATCACAGGTTCACTGACTGCACTGGTATTCAGATAATATCCAGCATCGACGGTGTCTCCTGCAGCTACCTGTGCCCGTATGTTCGTCGCAGTTACCGTGACAGGGTTCCCACCTCCCAGTTTTGTCCTCAATCCAGAAAAACTGTTGGGATACTGTCCCAGCACAGTCCCTGGACTCCAAGCAATGTTGTCAGACCAAAATCCACTAAAAATCACCCAGTATTCCCCTAACGATTCAATCGTTTGCGTTTTTACCTCCTGCGTCCGAGTCACCGTCTTATAGGTCCCAATTGCATCGAGAATGGCATTGGTTTCACAGATCAGTTTGGATGAGTCTGCAATCGTGATTGGCGCATCCAGACCCACAATTCTCGCGGACAGGGAATCAAACCGAGTGTTGAGGTAAGTGGCGAATCCACTGTAATCAAAATCCAGTACCTCCTGGGCAGTCGTGGGAGGGGAAAATCCTTCGGCCTGCAGTTCCGTATTGAGATAAGGCCAAGTGCTGACGGGTGTTGTCGCGCCACTGTACGGATCAGGCAGGAGGTCTGCGACTCCAACGGGAATTCGGGAATTAATCGCATCAACTTGTGCGATGTTTCTATTTACCTGGGCCAGCGTGGAACTCGCACCAACGCCAGCAGTGTTGATCTTGTCTGATACCGTTTTGAGTTTTGCACTCAGACTCTCGACAAACTGGTTGATGATCGTTCCGTAGGTTGTACTGTCGCTCCCAACCGTGGGGATGTCATAACTATAGTTGGTTGAACTGCTTGGCATTACGATCCACTCCAAGCCGCAAGTGCTGCGAGTGCTGCTGTTTTGGCGGCCTGTGCTTCGACCAACGCCTCATCTGCAGTTTCCTGCAGGGTCTGCAGTTCTGCCGCAGATGCCGCAAGTTGTGCTTCGGCACTGGCTAGGTCCGTCTCCAGTGTGTCGAGATCCGAAAGCAATCCAACCAGGGAAGCGTTGACCATTTTTGTTGCGACTGCGACTGCCGTGTTCGAGTTCGTCAGTGCGGTGCTGGCATTTGTGTCCGCCTGATCAAGTTTGTAGGCAAGCGACGGGGTTACTGAATCAGAAACCTCTCCGAAAACGGTATCCACCGAATAGATCTCATCCTCCAGGTCTTGGAGAGCAGAGTTCAGAATGCCACCCCAAGAATTTCGGTCCCTACCGACTTCTGGGAGGGTGATGCTGTAGTTGGTCGTTGTTGGAGGACTATCCGTTAGTGCCATTCCATGCCTTCTCGCTAGGGGTTCGTTTCACCCAAAAGTCTTCATTCAAATCAGGTCGATCTGTCCAATTTGCAGTTGGTGGAGTCTGTGTCTCGTAACTCACTTCTCGCACATAGTTCCCTTTTCCGTAGGCTTTGAGTCCGTAGATCGTCTTCTTGGTTGCCATCGCTTAACTCATGGCCTGGAAGTTCAGAGAGTGCCTGCTGCCCTTCGTTCTCCTTCGGTCATCTGATGCTTGGATCTCCGCAACGGCACGTTCTGCTTGGGCTTGCCAGATCGTGATTCTCTCATCCTCTCCGAGATATGGAGATGCCTGCATCAATGAATAGTACAAATATGCGTCTGGGTGACTCGTTGAGACCCAGTTGGTTGTGTTGGTTGAGGACAGTGCGGGGATCTTTGCGTAGTAAAACATCTCGTAGTTGATCGACTCAGCAGGGGTGGGGATGATCCGCAAAGCATTGCCATACACAAAATATCTGGGATACGAGTCTGCCAGTCCTGCGATGAAATTGGTGTCCGTATACTCATTGATCGCGTGAGCTGCAATCTCCACCAGGTCCCTCTCTTTGGGGGAAGTCATGCGGATGTGCCTCATCTCTAGGAAGTCGGAGGGCATGGATAGGTACTGATCAGACGTACTAATGTCTGCACGGGTGTACTGGTTGGTCGTCCGCAACTGACGGTTCAGTCGTGCTTCCGCCAAGGTGATGAAGGTGGGGATGACCGAGGTCAGATCTGTTCGGTTCAACCAGTCTGCGATGTTGGATTTTAACTCATCGAACGTCATAGATGACCTTCCCAGACTCGGAACGGTTTATTATGAAAATCGTTCAGCCATGCCTTCAGTTTTTTCTTGTCTCTGGTAATTCCCTGTCTTTCCAACTGGTCCCATAGAACCACAGGGATCTCTGCGACTCGTTTCCAGCCAGACTGTTTGTTGGCAAACGGGTCGAGGTGTTGGTTGTCCCGCAGTTCCTTGACCAACTTCAATGTCGGATCAATGTTCTGCGAGACGGTGGTTCGTAACTGAAGATTACCAGCATGATCCTCATCGGCATGAAACTGTGTGAGGACATCCCCTCGATGATCCAGTATTGCTTTTGATTCCATTCCAGTTCTCTTCAGTTTATTGGTTAGGAGGTGGTTAGGTCTGCAATCAGTCCGCTTGCTGCTTCCTGAGATGACTCAAGTCCTGCCTCGACAACGACGTATTTTTCTTCAGCATCTCCCTTGCGGCCCAACGAATGAACCTGGAAATTGCGGAGATAGGCCACTTTCCAATACTCAGGGTCGATCAGAAACGCATCACGCTCACGCTGGAATCTGTTTGTACGCACAGACAAATCACCAAAGTCAGACATGAACAGGGTCACGTTTGCGCCTGCGGAATTTGCGTCAATCATCTGCCGTGCTTGACTTCGCCCGTCCAACGTAGAGACCTGGGTCTTGTTGAAGGGACCAACCATCAGCATCGACGGTTCGCCACCATTTTCGTAGCAGGACTGCATGACGGTATTGATCAAAGCAGAAGTCAGATCCCGTTGTGCATCAGAAGAAGCATCCGTTCTCAGTCCATTTGCTCCAGTGCTTCCAGGGGTAACTGCATCTGCACCGTCTGTGGTTCCACCAGTTCCAACCGAGGTGTTGGTGTCCATCCAAGACAGGATCATTGCAGAGGTTCGAGCACTACTTGTGTCGTCATCCTTGCGGGCTTGATTTGACAACAATGCTGCTTCCAAGGATCGTTTGAGTTCCTTGGTTCTGCGTGTCATCTGATAAGCCATCTGACTGTTTTTCCCGTACAATTTCATCTTGGCCTGGGTCTGGGTCACTGCCACTGCCCTGTGCATGATTTGCACGATGTTCGTCTTTCTGGTGCTGAGAGATGCAGCAGATGCACTGATCGTCTCGCCTTCAATCGTTGGTGTGGTAGAAACTGCGCTCAGAGAATCCACAATCCAGTCAAAGACTGTATTGGAGACATTGCGGGTCCCTACTGCTGTCATAAAGGGGGTGTCTGTAGGAGTGATGTCGATTACGAAATCCTTGATGTCAATTACATCTTCCTCGACACCACTAGCCTTGATGTTGTAGGAGGTTGATGCGTTCGTAACAATTGCCATAGTTACCTTGTTTAATTTAAATTATTTGGATTACCCATATTGGGCAAAAAATTTTGCAGGTTCAACGCAATAATGCGTCAAAGACTGCCACTGCATCTTGGGTTCTTCCGGTCTTCTTCAGAGTCTGCATTGACTTCTTGAGTCGTGATGCGTTCTGATCCGTTGGAACAAAATTACGACCCCTTGTCGGTGCAGTCTTGACTGTCGATTCTTGGGGTTTCTTCAACTGTTGCTTGGCTTGCGAGGTTGTCTTGTTCGCTTGCCATGCTGAGTACAAAATTGCGACAAGGCGGGAGTCGTAGGCTTGGCTCAAATCAGAATCGGTCAACCCAAATTTCTCTTGAGCAAACTTGCGGATCTCGGCCTTCTCGGTCTTTGCGGTCTCTTTGTCCGTCCATGCTGGAATCAACTCCAACAGGTTTTGTCGTTCGGTTTCCAGATGTTGGGCAAACTGCTGTTGTTGTAACTGCTGCTGTTCACTCTGGAGGTACTGCATCTGTTGTTGGCGTTCCTGTCTCGCCAGTTGTCTGTCTCTGGCAGCATCCTTCTCCAGCACAAACTGGACTGGATCTTCATGTCGCAGACGTTCCCAGGCTTGCGGATCTGCAGTCCACTGGGGTTCTGGGATGTCCGGTTGCTGCTGTAGATTCTGAGCAAACTGATTGAGGTGCTGAACCCTCTGAGCATAGTCCTGCTGCAGTGCCTCGGCCTCTTTGCGTTGCTGGGCCAACTGCTGGGTCTTGCGAGTATAATCGGACTGTCTGCTGTACCCCTTCTGCAGCTCATCGAGACTGACCTCGACCTCCTCTCCGTCAATGATCACCTTGTACAAATCTGGTGCTGCCTCTACTTCTTCTTCTTCTTCTTCTTGTACATCTTCATCTTCATCTATCGGTTCATCAGTTTCATCAAACTCTTCCTCTGGGGGTTTCGTCCCCATTAAGTCATCAAACTTATCGGCAATGCTGCTGTCATCTTGAGTTTCAGGTGTTCCATCTGTCACAGGGACATGGACGGAGTCTGCAAGTTCACTCATCTAAATCACTCCTCTGTTTTGGTTTGTTTCTTCCTGCGAATCGATCGCTGGACCTGGGCACTTAACTCATTGTGCAAATTCACAACGGCATGGTAGGCATTCCAACAGGATTCCCGTTCGTCAGGACTCTTACCGGAAATCCATTGCTGGACCAGATTCGTCTTCAAGTCGTCAAATGCCTGACGGACTGCATCTTCCTGCAAGATCTTCTTTGCTTGATCACCAACGGTGATGATTGGATCTGTCATCATTTCCTTTGTTGTTTGATACATCGTCCCAACTTGCTGCAGACCTTCGGTGCTGGACATGTTGGGCAGGGTCGGAATTTCATCGGGTTGGGCATGGGTTCCTTAAATTTTGAACGCAAAAATCCCTGCCTTTTTAGTT